CCCTCGAGCTCCCACAGCTTCTCGCGAGCCATGGCGCGGGCTTGCTTGGTCGCAGCCTCGACGCCGACCTCATAGCGGAAGTTCGACGGGCTGGCACAGCTCGAGAAGCCGGTCGCGACATAGATCCCGCTCGGCAATAACGCCGAGGCAAGGATCACGGTCGTACCTGGTATGTGATGGATGTCGAAGGCCAGCGACTCGACCAGGCTGTCGATACGCTGGGGAGTGATCCGGGGGGCAGTGAGACCGAGCGAGGCGATCTTCGTCTCGATCTGCTGTTCGTCTGGGGTCATGCGTTTGGTTCCTTGCGCACATGCAGCGGAAGCGCTGCCCATAGGGTTATAACGACCGAGATCCGCGATTCCACTCGATCAGGGATCTTTTCCAGCGGCACCGGCCTGGCCGGTTCGCACCTGGTAGTCGCGCAGCAGCTCGAGCAGGCTTTTCAGTTGCTCGGCGTTGCCGTTGCAGGCGGTGTAATTTCCGGCGACGGTTTCGGCGACGGTAGAGAGCGCAACGCCTGCGGGTCGCGCGTCAGCAGCTCCGGCAGAACCAGAGGGGGGCAGGCCTGCGGCGGCTGCGTCGTGCAACCGGACAAAGCCAGCAGGAACAGTGCAAGCGCGATCGGCTTCTGCAGAGACATAAACGGGCACCTCTTTGATGATTGTTCGGCCGGCCTTCTCGATCACCTGGACGCGGTCGACGTATTCCGTCACCACACGGTCGCGAACCACGCCGAGCGCCTGGCCTTGCTCGAAGGCCTGGCGCAGTTGCACGACCTCGAGCTGCTTTGCCTTGTCCTGCTCGTGGCCAGCGCCGCCGAGCCAGCCGAGCGCGTACAGCAGCGCGGCGATCACCGCGACCGCTGCCAGTCCATAAAGTCGATTCATAAGCCCACCAGAAAGAGAGAGCGCTGCAGCTCGCGCCGGGTAACGATGCCGCCGCAGTTGCTCGCGACGAGACGACAGTCACGGCCAGCGACGAACATCCAGCGGCGAAACTGTTCAGCCGCCGCGACGTAGTCACCGGCGAGAGTCAGGCGGTACAGCGTCGAACGCGCGAAGGCCGTGGCGCCGACGTTGTAAACAAAGTCGGCCATGGCGATCTTTTGCCAGATCGTTGCCTTCGGCGCGGAGCGCATGACGAAGTCGACGGCGCCGCCGAGGTCGCCCTGCAGGTACGCCGCGCACTGCTCAGGCGTCGCCCGGTCGCCATGGCGGACGCCCTTCGTGTGCCCGGTGCAGATCGTCCAGACGCCACCGCTGTCGGGGTAGGCCTCGAATTCCGTGCCTTCCATTTCCGGCGTGAGGATCATCAGGCCGGCCATGATGGCGGCGCGCTCGACCGGCGCAGGCAGGCCCGTCTCGTTCACCGTGAAGCCGGCGGCGGCGAGCGACAGCGTCACGGCCGCGATTATGCGTTTAACCAGCGTCATCGCTTTCGCCCTCGGCTGGCTTGCCGCGCGCGCGCAGCATCTTGATCAGCGGCACCACCCAGCGACGGCCGACCAGGTCGACCAGCAGCACCAGGTAATAGAGCACGGGGATCAGAAGCGCCCAGGGTCACGCCGTAGATCATGAACCCCGTCGCGCCCGGGATCAGTTTCGCGCCCTCGACGGCGCCCAGCTCGGCAAGCGGCTGCAGTTTGTTGGCCATCGGGGATGCTTCCAGGAATAAAAAAACCCCGCACGATGGCGGGGCGAAGGGATCCGAAAGCGAGAGGGCCAGCGGATCAGGGAGAGGTGCGCCGCTCGTGGACGCTTCGACCAGAAACGCAAAAGCCCGCACGTGGCGGGCTTTTGGTTTGCATGTGTCGCATTAGAGCAGTTATTAGACTTTAATCCGGACTTTTGCGCAATACCCCTTTTGCACTTTTTCGCTAATGCCTAAAAGCGCAAATGTTCTTTTGTTCTTTTATGGTCGCGTCATCCAGCTCGAGCAGCGTGGCGTCACCCCTGCGAACGATGTTCGTGTAACCAGCGGCCTCGCGCGACAGGTAGAAGTTCGGGCCGTCCGGGCCGCGATAGTCGACCAGGTATCCGACGTGCTCGCGGTACCACATGAGCGGATCAGTGCAGCGGTCGATTCGCAGAACCTGGCGCGTCATCGCAGCGCCCTCACCCATCCAGCCCGGGCGCCCTCGATCGAGCGATAACCCGCATCGTCGAAGCCGCACGAGCAATACGCACCCCACAGGCCGTCGCGCTGACGGAAACGCGGCAGCGGGGCCGCCTTGCAGCCGTGCCGAGGCATATCCGGGTCGTTGATCAGGTTCCAGGAAGCCAGCGCGCGAGGCTCTGACGTAGTCAGCTCGCCGCGATGCTTGCATCCAGTGCAGGCATAGACCCGCATATCACTGTTAGGGTCGAGGCGCCGCACAGGAAGGGCGCCGCATTGCGAGCAGGCAAGGGCGGCCATCACAGCCCCCTATCGAGCAAAACGAAGCCATAGCCGCGCATGGCCTTGCAAAGTGCCGTCAGCGCCTCGCGATCGAGCTCGAGCAGCGTCTCGCGTAGCGCCTGCCAGCGGCCGGCCCAATGCTTGTCCCAATTGGCCACGCTGACGCCGAGCAACTGCTGCAGACGGGCCGGCTGATGCAGCACCTTGCCGCAGTTCGCGGCACGCTTCACGTCTTGAACGGCCAGGTGCGCCAGACTCCTGACCTTCTGTAGCGTCTTCGCCTGGATCTTGCCGAGCGTTGGCTCGTGGCGCGCCCACAAGGCCGCCACCGCGCCGGCCTCGTCGTCCCAAACCTTCGAGTCGGCGTAGGCGTAGCGAATCCAGTGCTGCAGCTCAGGCGGCAGACCGGCAACGGCGCGGACGACGTGCGCGTCCTGGAAGGCGAGCGGGCCGAGGGGGATCGAGGCCTTCTTTTTAGGGCTGGTCTCGCTGGCGATCACGCGGGTCGTTCCTTTCGCCAGGCTGGCGACGTATGCGGCGGGGAGGCGACCGACGTGATCACCATCCTCGGCAGGGCACTCGCGCAGCGCCTCGAGGTGCGCCGGGAAGGCCTCGCGGGTGTTTTCGGTCGTGTACTGGCCGACGAACTTGCCGTCGTCCTCGCGGAAGTGCTGCGCCCCCAGGAAAGCGCCGAGGACGAGATCACGCATGACGGCGCGATCGTGCTCGATCACCTCGGGCAAGGGGCGCGGTTTGATCTTGGCCGACGGCTTGGCCGGGCTTTCGGTGCGGTCCAGGACGTAGAGCGCACCGGAAACAGGGCCGGCAGACGAAGCAACGGGACGGCTAGACAGACTTAGCGTCTCCATTGGTCCGACTCCTTTCGTTCGGCGAAGGCCTTGCAGGGCGCGCAGTGCTCGGTTCCTGGCATGGCGAGCATGCGGTCGAGACTCAGAGGCTTGCCGCAGCCACTGCAGTGCGTGGCCGGCGCGAGCACGACCAGGTCGGCGGGAGTGGCCAGGCGAGAGGCGCGCGCGTCCATGAACGCGGCGCCGATATCTAGCTGCAGGTCGGTCATAAAGTCGCAGGCGTCAGGCATGGAACAGCCCCATCGGCGAGGATCCGCCAGCACCGTGCAGGAGGTCGCGCTCGAGCAGGCCGGCGAACTCCTCGCAGACTTTCTCGAACAACGTCTGCCACCAGGCCTCGGCGCCCTCCTCGGTCATCGCGTCAAAGAACGCATCGGCCTCGGCCGGCGACCCGAAGTGCTTAACCGTCGAGCCTCGAGCGCCGAAAACTTCGCCCTCGATCCGGACGCGGTTCACGCCCGACAGGCGCTCGTTTGTGATGCGGAACCTCACGTCGCCGGCCGGCTTGAATAACTTCGATTGCACGCGCGAGATCATTCGGCGGCCTCCTTTTTCCGTGACGGGAAGGCGATCAGCGATCTGTAATCGTGACGGTCACGCCTAATCTGATCGGCCACGTTGCGGGCCACGAGGGTGACGAACTCGGCCCACTGCTCGAAACCCTCGGTCTGGCAAATCAGATCGAGGTCGTCGCGAGTGCCCGGGTATACGTCGAACTTGTAGGGGAGGGACTGCGCGCGCACCAGGCTCGCGCCCTCGGCATTGCGCTTGCGCTTCTGACGACGGCGGGCGAGCTCGCGCGCACGCTCTACAGGCCCCAGCGGCTTGCCGTCATCGCCAAGAATCACGGTCGCATGCCTACCCATGGACCACCGCCTTCACGAAGCGCTCCAGGCGGGCCAGATCCGGCAGCGCTCGGCCAGTACCAACGGCGACCGACGCGAGCTCGCTGATCATGCTCAGAACGGCGTCAAGGCCTTCGCGCAGCATCAGGTCGACCGCCTCCGGGTCGTCGCGGAGCGAATAGCTCCCGTCGTGGGCCGGGGTCGCGGCAGCGACAAAGGTTCCGAACTCCTGCAGCACCTTGCCCAGGTCGGACGGAACGGACGAGGGGCGCGCCGGGTAGGCGATGCGAGGAACGCGAATATCAAGGCCGCCGACGAGCTCGATGCATTCCCGACGAACGTCGTCAGCGATGCGAGCCGGCAGGCAACCGATCCAGGTCCATTTCCATTCGAGAGGGAACGAGCTCGTGCCATTGAAGATGCGGCCGAGGCGTGTCGCCCAGGCTTTTCGCTCTTTCAGATAAGCGGCGCCGTCTGACTCCTCGAGGGCTACCTCGATCAGCCCCTCGGCGATCAGGGCGGGGGCTAGCAGCTCGTGCGCGAACCGCTCGACGTTCCACTCCGATTGCATGAACCATTGGTTCGTGTGCCGCAGCACGATTTCCCGCTCCGTCTTACCCTGCATAGCACTTTTTCTCCCGAAAAGTGTCAGATGTCGTTATAGCGACATCTTCGGGATTCCGAATAAAAAGATCAACTAAAATTCAGGATACCGAGTGGAATACTTGTCGATTCCGAACGGAAAATAAGCAAGGGACTGAGAGGGCCACCTATGAAAGATATTCAGCACATCGGGCCGGCCATAAAGGCGCGGCGGCAGGCACGCGGATGGAGCCAGTCGGCGCTATGCGAGGCAGCAGGGAACGCGATCAATACGAGCACACTGTCGACGACCGAGAACGGCATGAGCCTGCCCAACGTGATGGCCGCTTATGCGGTAGCGAAAGCGCTCGGCACTACCGTCGAGGCGTTGATCGAGGAAGCAACCAACCCTGG